ACACGGGTGACCGGAAGATCAAGATGCCGCTCGGGTCGTTCCTGCGGTCACCGTCTGCATATCTGCGGCCGTTTGACTGGAAAGTCATCGGGATGACGTCGGTCCTGATCCACGGCATGGGGTACGGGCTGGTCACGGCGCGCGACGGGTACGGGTACACCACGTCGGCGGAGTGGCTTGACCCGGCGCTGGTGAACGTCATCGACAGTAAGCCGTTCAACCCGCTGAAAGCGCAGTTCTTCTACGCGGGGCGGCCGGTGGGCCGTGAGAATCTGTTCATCATCCGCGGCCTGTCGGTGGCTGGACGTACCGAAGCGATTTCGCCGTTGCGGGCGTTTCAGGCTTATATCGAAGCTGGTCACAGCGCCCTGGAGTACGGGAACGGCTGGTACCGGTCGGGCGGGTTCCCGCCGGGAGTGTTCAAGAACGCGAATTATGAGGTCGAGCCTGATCAGTCAGACGTGATCAAGGGCCGGCTGGTGCGGGCGATCCGCCGGCATGAACCGCTGGTAATCGGAGCGGACTGGGAGTTCAGCCCGATTATTGTCCCGCCGAATGAGGCGCAGTTCATTGAGTCGATGCAGCTGAACGCGACCCAGATCGCCAGCATTTACGGGGTGCAGCCGCGCCGCGCGGGCGGTGTTCACGGCGATTCGATGACCTACAGCAATGTGGAGATGGACACGATCAGTGAAGTGACGGACAGCCTCGATCCGTGGCTGGTGCGGTTTGAGGAAGCGTTCACCGAAGCTTTGCCGCAGCCGCAGGTCGCCGAGTTCGACCGGGACGCCCGGATCCGGCACGACATCCGCACCCGGTTCGAGGTGTATAAGACGGCCCGTGACATCGGCGCGTACAACGTCGATGAGATCCGCGAACTTGAGGACCGTGAGCCGTTGCCGGCACCGAAGAATGACAGCGACTATGACGGCGCTGATTACACGCCGCTGACGATCCAGGTCGCCGCCGCCCGTGGCCTCGCCACCGAGCTCGGCACCGGGCCGGAAGGTGCTCCGAACCCGGAGTCGGTGAAGACGTCCGGCCTCGGGCAGCCCGCCATGCCGGCGTCGGCGCTGAACGGGAAGGCCCGCTGATGGCTACCGCACCTTACGGCGACGTTCCCTACGGTGACCCCGGCTACCTGGACGCGAAAGGCAACCAGGCGAGCAAGTCCGGCCAGCCGGGCGTCAAGCGGTACCCGCTTGACGCGCCGCGGGTGATGGCGGCCTGGTCATACATCAATCAGCAGAAAAACGCTGCTCAGTACACGGCGGCGCAATTGTCGGCGATCAAAGGACGGATCAGGGCAGCCATGAAGCAGCACGGGCACCAGATGACAGAAGACAGCGGCCGGTCTGCTGGCTGGGCCGACGCTGAACGGCGGTACACGCCTTGCGTGGTGGAGGCCCGCGCCGCCGCAGACGGGAAGCGGATCGGCGGGTATGCGATCGTGTTCAACAAGCTATCCCGCAACCTGGGCGGCTTCGTGGAACGGTCGGTCCCGGGGGTGGTGAACCAGTCCCGCATGCTCGGCTGGCCGAACGTGGTGTGCAGGTACAACCACGATTCCAACATGGTGCTCGGCACCACCGCGGGCGGGACGCTGGGGCTGCAGCCCGACGGCACCGGCCTGGACTATGACGTGCTGCCGCCAAACGCCCGCGCCGACATCGTCGAACTGGTGGAACGCCGCGACATCCAGTTCTCCAGTTTCGCGTTCCGCGTTCCGTCCGGTGGCGATGAGTGGGGTGTCACCGACCAGAATTACCCGATGCGGACCTTGCACGAAGTCCAGCTGATCGACGTCGCCCCGGTCCTGGACCCGGCGTATCCGGACGCGACCGCCGGGCTGCGATCGCTGGCCGCGGCGATGGACGCCCCGTTCGACGACGTTGCCAGCCTGGCCGCCGAGGATGAGCTGCGCAGGTTCTTCGTCCGGACCGACAACCGGGGCCCGGCGCCGAAACCCGCTATGACGGGCGCGATGGCGATGATGCAGCTCGTGGCGAAGAAGTTCCCCGAACTGAACGAGTAACCCCCCGCGGGCAGGACACGCAGCCACCCGCAAACCGGCACGACCCCGCACGGACCGCAGGCAACGCAACCACGGTCGATTACCGCCACCACCACCGACAAGGAGTAACGACCGTGGCATCAAGTGTTGCTAACGACCTGAAGGGCCGGCGCCTGAACATCTGGCATGACGCCGAGAAGATCATCAGGGACGCCGCTGACGAGAACCGGGACATGACCTCCGCCGAGCAGGGCGAGTGGGAAGGCCGGATGCTCGAGATCGACAAACTGGACGCCCGCCTGAAGGGCGTCCTGGAGGCCGAGCAGCGTTCCGCGGACACCGACAAGGCGTTCGACGCGGTCACCAGCCGCAAGCCCGATGCCCGCGCCCACGCCTCGAGCGACGGAACCGATGTGCAGGCCGAGGTCCGGGCGTTCCTGAAGGGCGAGACCGGGAAGCGGGCGATGGAGTTCAACCACAACCCGGCTCTCGGCCCGATCAACTACCGGATCCTGCAGACCAACACCGCCGCCGCGTCGGCCGCGGTGCCGACCGACTTCTATGACCAGCTGATCGCCCACCTCATCGAGGTGTCCGGTGTCATGCAGACCGGAGTCACGGTGCTGAATACCGCCGGCGGGGAGACGCTGCAGATCCCGAAGACCACCGGTCACACGGCTGCCACATCGGCAGCGCAGGCCGGGACGCTGGTGACGTCGGATCCGGCGCTGGCGCTCGCGAACCTGGGTGCCTACAAGTACGGCGACCTGCTGTACGTGGCCCGCGAGCTGCTGGACGACTCGGGCGTGGACCTGACCGGCTACCTCTCCATGTCGGCGGGGCGGGCGCTCGGGAACAAGTTCGGCGCCGACCTGGTGACCGGGACCGGAACCGCCCAGCCGACGGGGTTCATGACGTCAGCCACCATCGGCATCACCGGCACCACGACCGGCAAGGGCGGTGCCGCGCAGTACAACGACCTGATCGACCTGGAATACTCCGTGATCGCGCCGTACCGGCAGTCGCGGTCGTGTTACTGGATCGCGGCAGACAAGACGATCGGCGGGTTCCGCAAGATCGTGGACGGCAACGGCCGGCCGATCTGGGAGCCGTCGATGGTCCTCGGGTCACCGGACCTGCTGCTCGGCAAGCCGCTGGTCGCCGACCCGTTCATGCCGGCGGTCGTCACCGGCGGCCAGTCGGTGGCGTTCGGGGACTTCAGCCAGTTCTTCGTCCGGATGGTCGGCGGGGTCCGGTTCGAGCGGTCGGATGACTTCCTGTTCTCCCAGGATCTGGTCGCGTTCCGTGCCGTGCTCCGCGGCGATGGCGTGCTGGTCGACCAGACCGGCGCGATCAAGACTTACAAGGGGCCGGCAACCTGATTGACGTGGCGGCTGCCGGGATCCCGGCTGCCGCCACGCGTTCCGGAAGGGAAACATGATGGCAACCACTCCAGGCCAGAAGCCGGCCGGCGGCAGCGACGTTTCCGGCGTGGCCGGCCCGAAGTCCGCTGGCGTCACCGCAGGCGGTGACCCGGTAAACCTGCCCGGCCAGTACCCGGGCTCACTGTTCGGGGTCGCCCTCCCGCAGGGAACCGGCGCCCCCGGCACGGCCGGGGCGGCCGGCGGCGCCGATCCGGTGAACCAGCCGGGGCAGCTCACCGAGCGCATCTCGGGTACCGGGCCTGCGGACACCGCGGACACGGGCGCCCCGGGCAGTCAGGGCGCCCCGCCGGAGCCGGGCGGCGGCGCTGACGCTGTCACCTACACCGTGCCGGGGTCGTTCCTGTCCGGGACGAACACCCAGGCGACGGTCCGTGACGACATTTCCGGGACCGGCGACTGGACCCAGGCCCACGACGGGTCCTACGGCGGGAACCTGAACCTGCCCGGCATCGTCGGTAACCAGCCGCTGGGCACGGGAGCCGGCGCCGGCCGGGTGCTGCGAGGCGGATTCCGGAAGGGGAACCGGTGATGGAACGTCTCCCGAACCCCACCCTGACGCCGACGTCGCAGGAACAGGGCGCTACCCGCGGCAACGCCGAGGCGATGACGGCCCCCGGGTCGCCGACAGGCATGGTCGATGCCACGCCCGGCGGCGCGCAGATCCCGGTGGACAACACGCGGGAACCCGTGCGGTACAACCCGGACGCCGGGGTGGAAACCCGCGGGGGTTCCGGTGGCTGACAGTTTCCAGGATCATCGTCAGCTGGGGTCACCGCAGCAGGCCACACCGCAATATGACTCCGCTGCGCCGGATGGTTCGGCGCTGGGCCGGTGGGTGAAAGTCGCGTCCGGGCCGTGCGATATAGCTGGCACCGTCGCGGGTGACTGGCCGTCGTCCGGCGTGTGGCAGCAAACCTGATGCACCTGGAATGGCGGGACGTCCCGGCCGGACCGGATGGCCCGGTGATCTCCACGTCGGTGCAGCCGCTCGAGGCCGCCGAGCTCGCGCTTCTCGCGAACGGCAGGACGGTTCTCGAGGTCGGGTCAGCGTACGGGTATTCGGCGTGCGTCATGGCGCTTGCCGGCGCGAGTCACGTGACCGCGGTCGACCCGCACAGGTGGATCCAGGGATCGCATTGGGCGATGAGCCAGAACCTGGCGGCGTGCGGCGTCGCGGACAAGGTGCTGATCATCCGGGTGCCGTCTCAGGTCGCGCTGCCGGGGTTCGCTGACCGCGGTACGCGGTTCGGGCTGATCTTCGTCGACGGCGACCATTCCGCTGAAGCCGTGAAACATGACGGTGAGTGGGCTGCGAAGCTGCTGGAGCCGGGCGGCACGATCGCGTTCCACGACTACGGCGAGGACTGCTGCTGCGCCGGCGTCCGCCAGGCGGTCGACGGCATGTACCCGGACGGCGGCACCGTGACCGGCACCTTGTTCACGGTGACGCCGTGAAAGTCCTGGTCACCGGGTCGTCCGGGTTCATCGGCAAGCACGTCGGCGATGAACTGGAACGCCGCGGCCATACGGGCGTGACATACGACAAGCCGCACGGCGACGTGCGTGACCAGGACCGGCTCAAGTTCGCCTGCAAAGTCAGCAAAGTCGACGCCATCATCAATCTCGCCGGGATGCTCGGCACCCCCGAACTGTTCGGCTCCGAGCACAAGGCAGCCGAAGTCAATATCCTCGGCGCCGTCAACGTCTACGACGTTGCCGCTGAACTGCGGATCCCGGTCGTGCAGATCGGCACCGGGCACAAGGGGCAGCCGAATCCGTACGCGATCACCAAGGCTGCCGCTGAAGATCTCGGCCTGGCCCGGGCGCGATGGCTGGGCGAGAAGATCACCGTCGTGCGCGCCTACCACGTGTACGGCCCCGGGCAGATCCCCGGGCCGCCGCACGGACCCGCTTCGGTGCACAAGTTCTTCCCGACATTCGCATGCCGCGCACTGACAGGAAGGCCGCTGCGCATGTGCGGCGGCGGCCGGCAACTGATCGACCCCGTCCATGTCAGCGACGTGGCGAAGGTGCTGGCCGACGCGGTGAACGGGCCGTACGGGACAGTGACCGAGGCGGGCTGCGGGAAGCCTGTCGAAGTCTGGGAAGTGGCACGGGATATCTGCGAGACCATCGGCAAGGATTACTGCCTCGACCCGGCACCGGCACGTGCAGGTGAACCTGAAGACGCCGAAGTGGTCGCCGCCGCCCCGGCGTGCGCGAACGAATGGCCGTACCTGATCAGGGAGACAGCGGACTGGTACCGGGAATGGCTGACGCGCTCGTCTCGGTGATCACGCCGACGTGGCAGCGCCGCGGCCTGCTGCTGGACCGGTGCATCCCGTCGGTGCTGGCCCAGGATTACCCGCAAGTCGAGCATGTCATCGTGTCCGACGGTTACGAAGACGGCTTGTACCCGGCGATCCTGGACCGGTACGGCGACCACGTCGCGGCCGGCCGGATCCAGTTCGACGAGCTAGCCGCCCACGACCCGGCCGCCAGGTGGGGGCACCGTGCCCGGCTGAGAGGCATCGAGGCGGCGCGCGGCGAGTACATCGCCTGGCTGGACGACGACAACGCGTACCGGCCTCAGCACCTGTCCATGCTCGCCGCGGCGCTCGAGGAAGACACGGCCGCAGGGTTCGCGTACAGCCTCATCCAGATGAACGGCCATTCCGTGCCCTACATTGTCGGCGCTGATCCGCCGTTCTGCGGCGGCATCGACACGTCGGCGATGTTCTGCCGCCGCACGGCGCTGGACGTGGCGACGTGGCGGGACGACGGTCAGCAAACCGTCGACTGGGATCTCGCCGAAAGGTGGATGGCCGCCGGGATGACCTGGGCGCACGTGCCGCACGTCACCGCCGACTACTACTTTTCGCCCTGACATGCGGATCTTCGGGATGCACGACGGCGGAGGCTGCGGCTGGTACCGCATCACCATGCCGCTCAGCGAACTCGGCAAGCACGGTCACGACGTCAAACTCGTCGTCGGTCACAAGGTCTGGGCATCTGACGCGGCGTCGTGGCCCGTGATCGTCGGGCAGCGGATCGACAAGCATGACGCCCTCCCGGCGTGGCGCAGGTTCCGGGCCCGGTCACGGCTCGTCTATGAGATCGATGACGACGTGTTCAACGTCACGCAGGTGAACTGGCAGGCGTACGGCACCTATTCGCGGCGGGATGTGCAGGACGCTGTCCAGCATTCTGCTGAGGTCGCGAACCTTGTGACGGTCACGACGGAACCGCTCGCTGAGGTGATGCGGGCATACAACGACAACGTCGCCGTACTGCCGAACTACATTCCGGCGTATGTGGCGGATCTGCCCCGTGAACCTGGTCATGCGATCGGGTGGGCGGGTGGTGCGTCACATGCCGAGGACATCGCCGTTATCGCCGCCCCGGTGCGCAGGTTCCTTGACCGCAATCCCGGCTGGGAGATGCGGATCATGGGCACCGACTACCGGCCCACAATTCGGCACGAGCGTGCCGAATTTATTGAGTGGGTGAAGATCACCGAAGACGCCCGCGGGTTCTATCAGGCGAACGACTGGGACATCGGCCTTGCCCCTCTGGCGCCGGGCGGCGTGTTCAACCAGTCGAAGTCGTATATCAAGGCGCTTGAGTACGCGGCCCGCGGCATCCCCGTGCTGGCGTCGGATGCGGAACCGTACCGCGGGTTCGTGGTCGACGGGGTGACAGGGTTCCTGATCCGTTATGACCATGACTGGCTGAAACGGCTCGATGAGCTCGCGAATGATGACGTGATGCGGGCTGAGATGGGTGCGGCTGCACGTGAACATGCACGTGCATATGCGATTGAAGATCACTGGCAGGAATGGGCAGACGCTTACGGAAGGGTGCTGTCGTGAAGATCGCGATGCGGATCAAGATCTCGGGTGGCCGCGGCGACCTCACCGAATGGCCCGACCCTGGCGTCCCGTTCTGGGTCGATAAAGACGAGGGTGCCGCACTGTGCGCCGGCGGCATGGCCTATCCGGTCGCCGAGTATCCGGGCACCGAAGTGCGGGGTACTGAGACCCCGGACCCGGTTAGTGAGACCTCGGGTCGTCCCGTTACTGAGACCCCGGCGCTGGTTACCGCGGGGAAGCCGATCGTGAACTCGCCGAAAGCCGACTGGGTGGACTACGCGGTCACTCTCGGTGCGGACCGGGCTGGCGCTGAAGGGTCAACGAAGGTCGACCTGATCGCCTGGGTGAAGGACAGGGAAGGGTGAACGTTCCGCTGCTGGAGTCGTTCACTGACTGGGCGTGCCCGAATTGCCCGGTGACGGAACGGACGCCGGGGCTGCCGCCGAACGCGTCCAGGTTCCATACTTGCGGCGGCCTGCACGGGCTCACCGCGCCGCTGATCCGCGCGGGGACGGATTGCAAGGTGGTAGCGGTGGAACGCGGCGACGTGCTCGGCCGCGAAACCCAGCGGACCGGTGATGACGGAAAACCGTACATGGCGGTGGAGACGGTGCATGCGGATGGGTCGAACGACCTCGCGGTATTCCCGGGCGTCGCGATCGCAGGCGTATCACGTGATTAGGAGCTGACCGATGGCTGGCTGGACTGACAGCAACCCGACGAGCCGGGTGTTCATCCAGGCCGTCCTCAACCCCTTGACGGCGTCGGTGTGGTCGACAACCGAACCCACTACATATGGCGCGAACGGGCTATCGGCGGACACGGTCAACGTGGCGTTGTTCAACAACACGCCGAGTCCTGACGCCAGCGCGGCAGTCGGCAGCACCGGCTACAACACAGGTGTCTGGATCACTGCCAACGAGGTCACCGACGTCACGAACTGGGTCGCTGGCGGTCGTGCCCTCGGATCGAAGACGTATTCGGTGCTGACCGCCGGTTCGCAGACCACCGCGTCAGCGGTGAACTTCGACGCCGCTGACCTGGCTGGCGGCGGCACGCTGACGATCACGAACGCGTTCGGGTGCCTCGTCTACGACAGCACCATCACCGCAGGAACGGTCGCCAAGCAAGGTATTTGCTTCAACTACTTCGGCGGGGCGCAGACGGTGACCGGCGGGACGTTCACCATCGTGTGGGACGCGACCGGCGTATTCAAGTTCACGAACTAGGGAACTCGCGGTGGCGAACAACTTCCCGGCCATGCCGGACATGGCGCTGGCCGGACTTCAGTATTCCGTCGACATCGCGGGGATCGGCGGGGTGTCGACAACGTTCCCGCCCGGCGAATTGCACCTGATCACGACGACATTCGACACGAACGTGATCGACGGGGTCGTCCAGTTCGACTACACGATTTTTGATCAGGACGCCCACGAGGCGACAATGCACCAGATGCTGAACGGCCTGTGCAATGTGATGGCGGCAGGGATGGGCGTGTCCCTGGCGACGGTGCAGGCGGCTATCACGATCACGCGGACATGGATGTTCGCCGCGACGCTGGCCGCCGAGTCCCTGGCAGGCTGCCAGATCACCGACACAATGCCCTATCCGTAAGGCGGACTGATGAGCTGGATCACCGATAACCCGCCGACTGAGGTCGTTTTCGCGGGGCCGGACACGACGCAGGCCGCCGGTGCGGCGACTGCCGGGTGGGCACAGGTCGCGGTGTCGTCGACGACGGCGCAGAACCTTGTTGTAGGCGCGACCGGTGCATCCGGCGGCAGCGACACTGTTCAGCCTGTCATCCCGGCCGGCTTCTTCAAGCCGGGCCGTTCTAATCAGGTTGTCACTATCGAGGCAGCCGGGATTATCTCGACGGTGGCGACCGCCGGGACGACAGCATCGTTCACGTTCGGAGTGTCGACGGCGGCGCAGCTCGCCGCCACAGGTGTTCCGGCTGCGACGGCAACAACGCTGATCACGACCGGCTTGTATAACAACGCGTCCATTGCCTGGTCGTCGATCCCGTGGTATTTCCGGATCAACCTGCACGCCAAGCGGGTGGGGTTCGGGACGACCGCGATCGCGACGTCGATCCTGGCGTCCGGGTTCGGCGGCGTCACGCCGCTGGTCACTCCCGCTGTCGGCGCGGTCCCGAACTTCGGCCCGATCGGGCCGAACGTGACCACAACGATCGACGCCAGCATCAACAACTACATCTGGGCAGCGGTGACGTTCGGCACCAACGCATCCACGAGCAACACATGCACGATGCTTCACATGATCGTTGACGGACGCAACTGACCGGGAGGTTTCCCGCGTAAGGCGGTGAACGATGCCCCTGGCCAGGGACGCCTCCAGCCCGGCCGTCAAACTGTCCGCGTTCCTCGGGACGCAGACGGCCTCGCTCGCGTCGAACTCGTTCACGCCGCCCGCCGGGTCAGTCATTGTCGTTACATGCTGGGCTGGTGATTCGTTCCAGAACGACTGGGACGCCGCGAAGCCGACGATCAGCAACTCCGGCACGGCGCTGACGTGGACGCAGATTTCAAGCCAGTTCAGTAACGGGCTGACTAACAAGTCGATCCGCACCACGTCCTGGTGGGCGTTCACCGCGACGGCGCCGGGCAGCATGACGGCCACGGTCGCGGAAGGCACGCAGGCCGGGCAGACCCTCACGTTCATGGCAGTCGCCGTCGACGTGTGGACGGGTGCCCTCACATCGGGGCCTGTCGGCGCGACCGCGTTCAGCAACTCCACGACCGGCGGCACCCGGACTGTCGCCATCACCCCGACCGCGATCGGGTCGGCGCTGGTGATGGCGGCCGGGAACTGGAACGACGCCACGTCGGTGGCGATTACCGCCGGGACCGGCTGTTTCCTGCTTGACGACGCGAACCAGGGTGTCTGCGCCCTGGCGGCCGGGCAGATCTGGCTCGGCTCCGATGCCTCCACGCCGACGCTGACCACGTCGCTGTCATCGGTGAACCTGATCGCGACATCCGCGGCGACGTTCGCGTGGTCGGTCGTCGCCTACGAGGTCGTTCCGGCCCCGCCGCTATCGGGCTGGGCGATGGCGGCGCGGGCTGCCAGGACACGACTGCGCCGGTCACGGAAACGGCCGCAACCCGCCTTCTGGGCTACTACCGCCGCTGTGGTCAATGCGGTCGCTGAAGTGCCCGTCAGCACCGTTACCGCGCTGGCACCCTCAACTGCGGTTACCGCGGTCAGCGGCACCCCGGCGGCGGCAGCGACCGCGCTGGCGCCATCTGCAGCGGTCACCGCTAAGGCCGGCGTCGCCACGGCCGGCGTGGTCGCATCTCAGCCGTCTCCGGTCACCACCGCGAACGCCGGCGTAGCGGCCAGCACAGCTACTGCCCTGACGGCCGCGGATGCGGTTACCGCGAACGCTGGCGTCGCGATCGTCGGCGCTGTAGCAGTCCAGCCCACCGTATCCACC